TTACTTCTTAGTGTTGTGCCATCATCTACTGTACCTAATCTACGACCTAACATTGTAGAGAATAAAGTATCAATAATTAATGCAAGACCAGCATGTTCAATACCAGATACAACACCTTCAACAGGTGATTGTAGTTTAGCATTTAATCTAGTTTCAATATTTACTTGACCTGTTACATAAAATCCTGTAGGGTGCATTGTATCTTTAAATGTTTTTCTCCAGTCTACGATTGCACGACCTACTTTTATTACATAAGAAAAATCTTGATAGTATAAACTATCTTGTACTTTCATTGTCGATTCTGATACATGACCATCTTCATTTAGATATGTACCATCTGTATCTACAACGGCACCTACAGTTGTTGAGGCAGTTGCTAAATCATTTACTCTAATTGTTCCTTCAATACCTGATGTGCCACCTGTAATTGTAACTCTTGTATCAAAGACACCTGTTGGACTTGACACCTCTAAAATACCTCTATCTGAATCCCAAGATACAACAGTTGCACTTACAGTTGTTGAACCATCAGTTCCTAAACCACTTACAGTTTCACTTACTGTAAAGTTGCCTGTAGCACCTGTTATTAATAATTTTGTATTGAGTGTTAATGTAGGTGGAGTTGGACTATCTTCATAATCTTTTCCGTATTCTACTATTTTTAATTTTAATACTCTGCCTATTTCTGAACCATAAGGGTGTAATGTACAACCACTACCACTATTACTTGTAATTGTAGTTGTAGGTAAAGTACTCATACCAAATCCTGCATTTATAATTCTTACATCTGTAACATCATTACTACCTGTGCCTGTTTCTTGAACAATTTTATTTCCTGTGTAGTGGTCATTTTTTTGTGTAGCGTCTTCTAAAACAATATGGTCAAAAGTTTCCATACCATAATCTGTAACACTTCCTGATTCAGGTGCAATACCACCATTTACTACTGATATTTTTGCCGAACAAGCCCCACCTGTGTCATGTGTAAAGTTTACAACATCACCTATCGCATAACCATTTCCACCATTTCCGACAAATATATCTGTTAGTTGTCCTAATCCTACTTCATCTATTTGCATACTACATCCACTACCACCTGTATTTGAAATTGTAACAGTATCATCTGTATCATAGTTTGCACCATCATTTGTAACTGTTAAAACTGAAGGTATAGCAGTAGTTGTTAATTTTATATAAGTTACATCCGTATCAGTTTGAGTTCCTTGTATGACTTCATCTGCAACAAAAGTACCGTTTAATGTATCTTCATTTAAAACAAATTCTGTGGTAAGAACACCTGCAATATTAAATGTATTTACAGTTTCTACTATAGCAGTTGCCTCTGATGTGTTACCTGTTATTGTTCTACCTATTAAATTAGCAGGTTCTCCTACTGAAGGTATTGCTCTTAATATTTTTTTACTATCAAACTTTCCGTCTGATATTCTAAGCATATTTTCTTTAGGATAAATTGTTTCAGAGTTTTCATTAAATAACATTCTAAAAAATACTTCATTTGCTTTTGCTGTTCCTTTTGCAAGATATAGTGAACGAATATTTTTTATAATATTAGTTTTACTAACATTACTATCTAACTTTTCTGGCAGAGTTGCCATAAACTCCATTCTCATTTTAGTTAAGAAATTGTTTATAACTTTATCAGGATCCCTAAAGTTTGAAAGTTGTTGAATATTGTTTACAGGATTAGGTTGATAATTATTAATCTCTGCCTGAGCACCTGAAGTTCCACCTGTTATAGTTTCACCATCTACAAACTTATCTTGAGCAGAAATATATAAACAACCATCACTTAATTTTTCTACAAGAACAGTTGCTGTTGCATTTGAAGTTGTACCTGTTATAGTTTCACCTACTTCAAATTTACCAAAAGATGATGTTTCTAAAATTACTTTATCGCCAGCGTCATCTTGTGTATTTTGTGAAGATATATTTCCTGAATCTAATAATAATACATTTGTTAATCCTGTTTCACTTTCTAGTTGTATACCGTCTGATGATTCTACACTAGTTACAGAAAGTTTTGCACTTTCCATAAATGTATAATATTGTTTTACAAATTCTAAAAATCTGGGATGGTCATTTAAAACAAATTCAGGTGCCTGATGTTTTAAAAGGGTTGATATTTTTTCTGTAAATTTTGCCATTAGTAACTAGATGTTGTTGTATAAGTTGTTCCACCATCTGAAGTACCACTTGCAAAAGAATCTGTCTCTACTGTTACACTTGAATTTGCAACATCAATTTGTAGTATCTGGTCTCTAACAGGTATGACATCATTTGAAGATGAAATAACTGTCAATTCTATAACAGTAGAAGCACTTCCTCTAATGTTAGATATAGAAGCAATGTTTAATGATGTTAATGTAACTTGACCTGTTGTATAATTAATTGTACCTTGTGTATTATTTTGATAAGTCTTAACACCACTTACTAAGTAATACATTCTAACATTACCTTGACCATCATCATTTAAAAACATTTCTTCATCACTACCTTGTATTTTAAATCCTGATGATTCTAAAATACCACCTGCACTTGTATTATGACCTGAATGAGGATTATACAATGCATTTCTAAAGAAAATATTATATGTTGTAGCACTATCTGTTGTAGGTGTAAAATCTTTTCTAATTTTTAAAGTTGTTATGTTAGATAAAATAGATGTATCTGTATCATCAATCTCTTGTATTAATTGTGAGTATCTAAATAGACCTTCAAATTTTTGTAAGTTAGTTGTACTATAATTTGTTAATGTATTAATCACTAAAGATTTTAAAGTATCAGCAGTTTTAGTTGTAGCATTTTCATCAAACTTAACATTTGATGTTAAAATAATTGATGTAGTTTCTGGTGTAATAATTTCTGGTGTTACACTTGCAAGATTATATTTTTTTAAATTATTTACAATACTTAATTTTGTTGTTTCTGTTAAAGTTGCACCTGATTGAGGAACTATGCCTATAAAAACTTTTCCGTATACAGGTGTTTCAGCATCCTCTCCACCATATGCACTTATAGATAATGCATTAGGATAAAATTGTTTTGTAAGAGTTTCATAATCTTTAACTGTTACAGCTCTATTCTGTGATTGAAATTGTAAAGGTGCATTAAATCTAATTGAGTTATTAGATTGTGCTAAAGAACCACCTTGTGAATTAGATACGGTTGCAATTGTTACATCTGTAAATCCGCCAACAGTTCCATCTAAAGTAAATGATGAAGCACCATTACTTTCATTCATGTTAGTTACAATGTATTCTAAAATAATTATATTACCATCTTCAAGTGCTTTACCTAAAACACCATCACCAAAATAAACTTCAAATCTGCCATCTGAATTTTCTTGTAAGAAATAAACTTTTGATGTTGAATCTAATTCAGTTAGTGTTTGTGATTTAGTATATGTGTTTTGTGTTGTATCGCTTGATGAATTTTGCACAATAACATTTAATGTAGATGTATCTGCCTGTTCATTAGGTATTATAAATTTTTGGTCTACATCTGATGAATCTACTGTATATTGAAATGATACAGCAGTACCTTCATATAATGTTACATTAGAAAATTTGTAAACACCATCTGTTGGTTGCATTGTAATAGCTTCATTAGTAATATAATTATAATTTATTTGTCCTATAGTTGTACCGAATGTTGTACCTTTTGCCATTGTAATTGAAGCAGTTGTAGTAGGAACATTATTAACAGTAATATCAACAACAGCCTGTGGTGATACTACTGATGTAGGAGTATATCCTAATTGTTTTGCTAATGCAACAACATTTTTACGAATATCAGCACTATCTAAATATACTTCATTTGATAACATGTTAGCATTATATGATAAGTAGTGAGTATTGTATGCTAATAAATCTAATAATATTGACATACCTGAACCTTCAAAATCATAATCAGAATATTCTGCTTGATTTTGTAAGAATAGTTTTAAATTATTTCTTATCTGGTCGTAATCTAAATCAGATACATCTAGTCTTTTACTTGTTGATGTTGCCATGTTATCTTAATCTCTCTAAAAATGTTTCCACCTCTACAGGTGTTTGTGTCCCTATAATATTAAATGATATTTTAACTGAATATGCATTTTCATCTAACTTATTATTTACTAATACAGATGTCAGTCTAATTCTTGGTTCATAAAAATTTAGTAACTCAATTATCTTTTGTTTAATAAACTGAGTTGTAATTTCATTTATAGGTTCAAATAATAAACCCCTAAGACCAGACCCTAATTCAGGTCTAAAAAATCTCTCATAATGATTAGTGTTAATTAAATTTCTAACGCTTCTTTTTATTGCTTCAGCATCCGTGAGTTTATTAACATCTTTAGTTACAGAATTTAAACCAAAATCTAGGTCTAAATCTCTATACTGGCGATTTACTCTTTTAGTTTCGTTGTTTTTTGTAGCGTCATAGTTTGGCATAACGCTAACTATTTATACAGATTATGCTGTCCTTTTCCACATATAGACAACAATATATGGTTGAACGATAGTATGTGCTTGTCCACTACCTGTAAAACTAGAATTTACTGAAGGACCATTACCTGTGCCAGCGTCTCTAACAAGTTCCATATTACCAGCGGCACCACCTGTTCCTGTGCCTGAATCATTTGAACCTACTGTATGTCTATGTGAAGGTAATTGTGCCTCTGTTAGAGTATGTGTTTTTGAACCACCTGTTTCTTCTGCACCATCAAAATCTGAATCTGAAGAATCAATACCTATGAGAACACGACCTTCACCAAAGGCAGCCCAAGTGCCAAATCCTAATAGTGTGCCAGGATTTGTTGCATTACTACAATTCATATAAATTGAACCTACAGGATATGCATTTGCAATTGTGGCTGTTACACCTGTTAATGTTGTAAATGAAACTTGACCCTCACCATTTGTAGACATAACTTGTCCACTATCACCATCAGTTGTTGGCATTACATATGTGCCATCTCCACCTAAATGAGTAAAGTTAGCATCCATTTCTTCATGAGTTAATGATGTTCCTTTTGTACTTCTTTTTGTTAATGCCATTATTCTAAATCTTCCTCTGATAAGGTTGATTGACCTACTACTGTATCACTAAAATAACTTCCTACATATGCTGTAATTGTATTATCAATGGTGCCAGGATTATTTTCTAAATAACTATCATCTACATATTGA